CCACCTTTAACCATAACAGGAAAACCTAAGAAGCATTTTACAGATAGCGGAAAAGACTGATGGCTTACTTTTACATCATCGCCTTTGTGATCTTTATCGTGTGGCTGTACTTTCACGCCAGAAACACACCTAACGAGGATTGGGTGGATGACTGATGACAAATAGCAACTCCGCACGCAGAAAAACATGCACTAAGAAGAAATCCTATAAAACGCCTTTCGAGGCAATCGCAGCGGCTATGGATTATTCCAGGGAATTCAAACTCGATTATCATCCGTATGAATGTCCATTTTGCGGCTTAATCCACTTATCCACGCAGCGATTTTCTAAACACAAACCAAAGGAGACGCTATGAAATACCGGATCGCAGAAATGGCCGATGGAACTTTTATTCCGCAGGAGTCCACTGACGGGAAGGATTGGCGCGGCATGACACACACACCAAAGGGATATAGCATAGCCATACCCGTCTATTACCGATCGCTTGGCACAGCGCAAAGCTTTCTGAAAGCGCGGGTTGATGCCCTAAAGCCTTTGAGTGATCATGTGGTTAAAATCCACGGTTTCGAGCCATGAAAAAGGGGGCCGTTGTGGTGCTATATGCCCGGCCCCCTAGTGTTATTTTTTCTTTTTCTTAGCCATGCAAATCACCTCCCTCTGTTCATATCCCATGTTTGGGTTACGAAATTCTGGCAAGCGACTAGTTGGAGTCGCTCTTTTGCGTAGTCCCCTGCGTAATCATAAAGGGTGCCAGCAGCAATTTCATTCTTTCCAGGGGATCTGCTGCTTGCGGCGGGGCCATTATGTCTTGGGGTATTGGGGGCAATTGGCACGCAGATGGTGGACTGGCGCAGCTTGCTAAGCTGAGCATTAAGGCTAGAAAGCTGAGTCTCATAATCATGGGACACCTTTTCTGTTAGTTGTTTGGCTTCATCACATTGGGTAGATAGTTCCTGCTTCTGCGCCGCCAGCGCCGCCGCCTGGTTGGCCTTGATGAACTCGACGTCCATCTCATGCAGCCCAAAGGCTATTGTGGCCGTGGCGATGGCAGTCAGGATAACTTGCAGCCAATCTATCATGGCGGTGTAATCCGTGACTGTATTCCCTGCCCGACAGCCCCAACGCCGCTCCCCGTCATGATGCTGCCGATTGCGATACCTAGATCACTGAGGTGGAAATCCTTAACATCCAGGATGACGAATATAATAGCGCAGATAATCACTGCAACCACACCCAGGCCGGCATAGACAATGTGGGCCTCCACGCTTCGATCAGTGCTGTCAAACAATCCAGCCATCTTACACCGTCACGAATAGTTGTTGTTCAGCCGCGCGCCTAGATACAAGGCCAGGAAGCACTACACCGCCCGCATGAACCCATTTAGGAAATTCCTCTGAAGCCGCGTCAAATTGGCGGGCGTTTACATAGCGCAGCAGGGATGACTCCTCGAAATTACCCGCTCCAAGGTTGAAAACCCAGTCACTGAGCGCGTCAAATTGATTCTGCGTCAGTTCAGTCGTGACATAGCGCGATACCCATAAACCCGCTGCCGTCATATCACTATTAAGCCAAAATTCAGCCTGTTCTGGCGTGCAAGTATCGCCGTCTTGTACGCCATCCGTATGCCCGTATCCGATTGTCAGGGTTCCAGCACTGTCGCGATAAGCAGCCAATCTGCATCCTTCGAAGGTTCTAGCCAGTGCAAGAGCGTTTTCTGACGGTTTCATGGCGAAATTATCTTGGGGCCGATGACACTAATAACCGAAAGGGTTTTCGCTGCCCCCACGAAAAGACTGATGACAAAAACTATCCCCAGGCCGTACACTTGGAGCTGTAAATTTTGGATTTTTTTTTTATTATCTAGCGCCATATCATCATTTGAAGTCTGATATTTCTGGATGCCATGCAGTTCTTCGGCCAGTTGCTTTTGCGTAACCATATTGTCCCTGATGAAATCAAGTTTCGTAAAGATGAGTTTATTGGTTTCTTCGGCAATTCGCTCAACGCGCGGAATGATTGCCTCAAGAACACTAATGCGGCCACTTAGATTGCCGGGTATGTTATCCCCTGTCATAGTTTGAACTCCTTGTCTAGTTCTTTGCTTGGTTTCTCGCGGATAAAAACAGGAATGAGATTATTTGGAACAACGATCTGCCCAACAACTGCCCTGTTTTTTTCTTCAGCCTCAAGCACGATATGGATGCCGTTTTCCGAAGTCCGATGAAACTCCACGCGCACCATCAATAGTTTGCGCCCAGGGTTGGCCTGCGCGATGCGGCGTTTAACAAGGCTGTGCAGGTCGGTCATAAGTTCAATCCTCTGTATTTTCTGGCTAATAAACTCGCCCCGACAAAAACCGCTTTCGTCAGCCCCACCGCACCAAAAGCAAAAGCGCAAATGCCAAGCAATTCCGCGCGCGGATAATGCTGCGTGTGCCGAGCCACCTTGTCCGCTGCATCGTAAAGCGCACCACTACCGCCTAACTCAAACAAAGCCGCGCTCGTGAGGCTTAGGGTAAGTACACTTAGTTTGCCATCTTGATTCATTATGCAATCTCAAATGTAATTGATGCAGCACGGGAAGAATTGTCAGTCATCGTAGCTGTAGGCGTTACAGTCGTGCTTGCTGAGAACGTGCTTGTACTTGTCTCGGAAGAAAGTGCGAAGTCAAGATTCGCGTCGATAATGTGGCTGCCATTTAATGAATAGCCTGTGCCTGCCGTGGTAGCACTATTGCTGACGCCGCCAACCAGGCTGTAAATCGTAGAGCCAGTATTGGCTGTGGTGACAGGCGAAAGATTGATTGTGCCAGCCGAGTAATTGAGAGATGTGAAAGACGAATTACCAATTATATCCAGCGAAGATTTGTATTCAACCAATTGAGCAATGTAGCCGAAAAACAATTCATTAGGCGTGGCACACGTAACATTACTGAGGGATGCGGAAGTATATAAATAATAAACCCCCAAGTACTTGCCACTTGAATCCGTGCTTACTTGGGCGGTGTTCATATTTACGCCGTTCAGGGTAGGTGTATTGCATTGAGTCGCTGAATAAACACCTAGAACCCATAAACTATTCGCGCCGCTTGAAGTTACACCGCCGATATTTATTGGGGAATTAGTATCACCATTCTCTGAATAGATATGACCCACTTGAAGCACAGCAGCGGGTGCGGTTTGGGTATAGTTTGTGGAGCTTGTGGCCGTACCGCCTAATGTTGTAATTAAAATAGGGCCGTTCGTAAAACTTGCCGGACTTGTTGCCGTAATGGACGTGTCGGAATTAACAGTATAACTTGTCGCCGCCGTGCCGTTGAAAGAAACAGCAGTTGCCCCTGTAAAGCCTGTTCCCGTGATCGCAACGGATGTGCTAACGCCGTATGCCGGTGTGAAACTCGTGATATTTGGAAGGGGATGCGTGCTGGCAGAAGAAACGGATATGTAACTCAGGCGCGAAGTGTTGGCCGCAATAGAGCCGCGAGCCGCTGTATTATTAACCGCGTAGAGCTGTAAATTAGTTGCGCCCGATGCCGTGTAAGGAAATTGTAGTGATGCAGAACCTTCGCCGTTAGAATCAATTGAAACCAAGGTTTCTGTGTTTGCCACATACGCAGATGCGGCACTATCGTAAATCTTAAACCGAACATCGTCGCCTGATGTCGCACCCGTAATATCTACATTTGCCGTAACGATATAAGCACCGGCGGCTGTAATTGGCAGTTGAAATGGGCCGCCCCCTGTGAGCGACACTAAGGCATAAGATGCGGTTAGGCTGTACGCCACCGAGCCGATTGTAATTGCTAAACCAGAAACTTTGCTGATCGACGGTGCGGTTATCGGTGAGAAAGCCATTTTAGCACCCTGCGACCGCGTAAGTACCCACGCCGATTACCCAAGTTAGGTTTGTGTTGTTACCAGGGAGAGGCACCTGACCACCGGGCAGAACAGGGTACCCGCTTCCTGAGGCACCAACTGATGCTAGGATTCCGGGGCCGCCGACGTAAATATTGCCCGATGCGCTCGTGTTCTGAAGAAACGCGAAGCTTGTGATAGGGAATGATGTCAGTTGTGAGGCTGTGCCCGTGGACGTGCCGCCGAACTCAAAAGGGGTAGCAGAAGTGGGGCCGCCTCCGCCAGAAGATAAATATGTAATCGTCATTAGATTGAACCCACTAGGCCAGATTGGTTGACATAGAACACCAGTGAACCAGTACCACTGTTGATTAGGATACGAATTGCACGCGGCGAAAATAGATAATTGCTGTCTTGCGATGTTGTCGCATTAACTAAATTTGTATCATCAATGTTAAACACATTGATCGTTTCCGTAGAATTAAAAATATTATCAAACGTATGTTGCACTGTGTAGTTTATTGTACCAGATACAAAAGCGGCAACTGCTGCATTGCTATTTGCACCTGGGCCATCAACAGGAAGCCATCTGCTATACGCAGCGGTTGCACCAGTACCTGCTGATACTGCCGTCCCAACCGCCGCCGAAGCCGAAATACTCAAAATCCGATTATAGAAATTTACAGATGTAACTGTGTTATTATTCGGGCCAGCTATAGTCTCGGTAACAGGAATAAAAGGATTATAAGGCTCACTCTGAAAACCAGTGATTGTAAAAGTAACCCCTGACAAATTGCCCGTGCTGGTAAGCGTAACGGGTACATTATAGCCTCCGAATACAGTGGAATCAGAATTAGTAGAGTTTTGTCCTTGGTTTGGAAAAAACGATATCGTCCCGCCATCATTGGGCGTTAGCGTCTGTTTCAGTGAGCCGTTTAGGGAAAGATTGCCCGCAGCCGCAAGGGTTTGAGCCAAAGCAATGTTGTTATTGCTGGCTGCTTGGAATGCAAGTTTATAGTTAAAGGCCATTTTTCCCCCATGACAACACTAGGGCTTAATTTATCATAAAATCGCATTAGATTCACCATACGTTAGTCTTGTTTACTTCTTTGATACGGCGGTGCTCATTCTGGCTTTGGATTGCCGCTTCCATGTTATTTGCTATCTGCCCCATACCGCTTTCAGGATGAAGGGCACGATATACTAGGGGATTATCTTCATAACTGTTCCAAAGACACGATCCAATGGCGGACTGATACATAATAACAGCCAGTTTCGTCCTATGTCTCACAATCATATCACTAGATGACGCTAAGCACCCTTTCTCAACCATGTGGCACCTAGTTGCGCCAAAACGGTTCAAGCGGCCAAGCCATTCAGTATCAAGGTGATATTTATAGCTGACATCAAATGGCCCTATTTTATTGAATAAATCGCGTTTCAGCATCCAACCCGAAGGTGTCGCGTAATCGTTGATATTTTGGTAAAGTCTCAGCGCGTTTACATCAACAATGTATTCCAACTGGTTTGAACTGACGAAATCAAACCCACCAAGGGCTATTAAACCTTCATCGAGCCTTTTCGCGTGCCAAACGTCATCATCTTCAAGAAAGGCCAAAACTTCACCCTGCGCCACTGAAACCGCCGCATTGAGCGCGTGAGCCTGTGATTTTCCTTCAGATTTTACAACCTTGATATTCCGGTTTTCAGGTACTTCCGCATCTTCATCAACCCCAACAATAATTTCAATATCAAGGTTTGAACGCACTGATTGGCAAAAAATGCTTCCCAAAGCCCTTTCCAGCCATAGCCTACCCGTTGGATCCCGCTGCAACCTTGATGCAATAATCACGCTGACAGATTTATAAGGATAGTGAACTCTCTTTTTCACCTGCGCCGCAAGCGCCCGCCCATACGCATATTTCAGCGCAAACGCTTCGGCATTAGTCACTTTCAACAGTGATTCGATGTCCAGCAAAATAAACCCTTTCCATATTGATTGATTCGATAATATAATATCCTGCATGACGAATCAAATACCGCCAATCCTGGAACGCGCCAACTACTACGCTCAGCTCATTCTTGACGATGATATTTTAGAAACCGAAGCCCTAGCCATTGGCGCAACCTTGGCAGTTGGTGAAGCCAATATCATCATCATAAACCAGCTTTCACAAATCCTAAACCGTCAGGATCTCGATAATGGTGGGCAAACCTTGGCCTCTTGAAAAAGAGGAAGAACTAAGAAAACTGGCTTCATACGGCGATCTCAGTGCTGCACAAATAAGTGCAAAACTAGGATTTTCCCGAAATTCCATAATCGCTAAAATGCAAAGACTGCAAATTCCATCGAAATATAACGAGAAACTTTTAGCCTCATCATTCAAGAAAGCACTGCTTAAAGAAAAGAAAAAGCGAAATATGGAAAAAAAGAAAACCTGTAAAGACTTAAGCGCATTACATGATAAATCTTTTTACACAGGGGGCAGTGATTCTAAAACCATGTTTGATTTAGGCCCCAATGACTGCCGTTGGCCTGTTGAAGATAACGGAAAAGTCGCCACTATGTTCTGCGCCAAGAAAGCCATCGGTAGTTACTGCAAGGAACACGCAGAAATCGCTTATCAGTGATTAAGAGTTTCCTGCACCCTGTAGCTGTGCGCCAATGGTGCCAAGGGATTGCGGCGGTGGGGGAAGGATTGATACGGGCGGATATTTGGATCGCAATAGCCCACCCTTTGAATACCTTTCTATCGGCAAATAAGGGTCATAGGGATGATCTAGTCCAAGCCCTTTAATAATATCCGCGTCAGACATTCCGGCGTGAAGGCCATGATTGCCAAGAATTTGCTCCATTTCATCTGCAATGCCTATATTATGCGCATAGTCATGACTTGCTTCAACGTCCTTTTGACTTGGTGCAATTTTCCCTGTTTTATGTTCTTTTTCTATGGCATCCAGCAAATCATTTACGGTTGCCCTATCGCCTTGCGCAAGATTTTTACTAGGAAAATATCCTGCCTCTTGTGCGGCTAAAGCAGCATCATCCAATGTTTGTCCGCCAGAATTAACTAGGCCAGGGTATTGATTTGCGCCACCAAGAATTGAGCGGACATCGCCGCCAACATCTTGAACACCACCCTTTTGTTTTAGGTAATTTAGCAAACCAGAAAAATTCGGCGGTGCAGGAGGATTGCGAATTAGATTTACTCTATCAATAATATCTTTATTTGTGCCCACCAATGCAGCGTTATTGTTTGCTTCTAGTTCATCAGCAGAAACTGGCGCTTTGCCAGAAATCCATGTTGCACCAGGAGGCAATTGGGGATTATCAAATCCAGCATTGAGTTGCTCCAAAACATATTCTTGATGAACGGGATCAAGCTTCTTAAATGCTTGCCCAAGATTCGGAATAGATGATAAATCATTAAGAGTAATTACCTGCTGCACATCAGGCGAAAGGCCAAGTTGTGCGCGCAAAAGGCCAAGTTGTGCGCGCAATTGACGTGCTTGGGTTGCAGCGGCATTTTCCTCAACCGTCATAGGACGCAATGCGCCATTATTGCCAACAAGCGTTGTGGGTTGTTCTGGTGCAGGTAGCGCCAAAGTTGTCGGTGCCTGATAAGCAGGTGAAAGCGCACGCGCACCAGCAACATCAGGACTCTGGTTGTGAATATTTTGCTGCACATCAGGCGTTAAACCCAAATCAGAACGATTGTTTCTAATTAGATTCGCAAGCTGCTGTTGAAAACTGGTTACCTCAGTGGCCTGCCCACTTGGAGTGACTTGGATATCGCGCGGGCCTTCAATTCCAAGTGTCGGTGGCGGCAGTGCAAGCTGTGAAGGCGGCAGTGTTGGTGGTTCCGGTGGGGGGGCCATAGGGGAAGGCGGAACAGGATCCCTTGTGCGAGATTCTAGATCGCTTAATATACCCTGAAGCTGCCCACGTTTTAGGGCATTAAGGCCAAGTTTAGAAACGGTGCCAGCAACACCCAATGGTATTCCAACACCAGGTGCCATTAAACTTCCGCCAGTTTCAGCCACACCGCGCACTATATTGGCAGTAGATGTTGGATTTTTAAAATCAAACCCGAATTTTCCTAACAAACCAGCGACGTTCTCAACTGTTGAGCCATCAACAAAGTCTCTTAGAGTTTGCACGTCTTCTGGTGCCCAACCGCCAAATGGGTCGCTCTTTGTATTATTGAGTTGGGATCGTAACTTGTTTCTAAAGGTGTTGATGTCACCATTGGAATTTGTCAACAAATCAGCCAATTGCTCATACTGACTACCCGCGCGATAAGAAGCATTGGCATTTTGCACATTTTGCAAGGCAGCCTGATCACCATCTATATCTTCTGGCGCAAGGCCGTTTCTAAAATCAATGATATTTTTTCTAAGCGCGTTTGCTGCACCGCTATCGGAAGAACCTACGCCAGTCTGAGATGCCTGTTGGAACCGGCGTTTAAAATACTCTAATTCTCCAAAGCTAAGTGGCTGAGCTGGCCCAATGACGTTGCCATCATCATCCGTTTGAGGAGCGAGTCTATCCTGCACCTCTTGAACCACACCAGTAGTTGCGGGATGCAATTTTTCTTTAATGTCTGCATTGGAAACAGCATCGTTAAAATTATCTGAAAATTTCTGTGTTGCATCATCAGTTAAAGGAACATTCTTTGCTGCTTGCATAGCAGGTGTATATTGCGATTGCATTTGCTCATATGTCGCTTTAAGCGCATCTTGATTTATTCCAGGTAATCCACGAATTATATTTCCCGTACCATTTGAGATGCTTTTGCCCATATTTGCGATATCTTCTGGCGCGTTCATAACTCCGCCACCTGTTACTATTCCCAAAAGAGCAGATTGGTCGGGTGATAAACCACGGTTAGACATTTCTTGTTGAGCGCCACCACCGAGGGCTGCTCCAAGAAGCGCTTTTCCGCCAAATAATGCGCCGCTAGGTGCCATTTCAAGCATTGCACCAATGTCTTTTTCCGTATTATCTACTGGCTGAATCTGGTTTCCAGTCCATTTATTATAATCATTTTCAAATTGCTGTCCGATTGGTGGCGGGCTACCGTTCTTGGCTATCTCGCTGCCTAAATCTTGCACAAAAGCTGGCTGAGTGCCTGACTTGAACTGATCTAGGGCAAATTTAGTGGCAGCACCGGGGATTGCCAATGCCGTATTTAGAACCTGGTTCGGTGTATCCAAAGCATTTAAAGCTCCAACGGCCAAATTTTTAGAATAAAGGGCCGCCTGTCTTGCTACCTCAGTTTGTTGGTCTGCATCGCCAGCACTTGCCATACCCAACCTTTCGAAAAAATTGCTAGGCTGCAATTGTGGTGTACTGGCGTTAGATTGGTTTTGATCGGCAGCCAAAGAAGGGATGGGCGCATCATACTGGTCGAAATAATTTTTACCAGTATTTTGATTTTTAGCACTCGCAGTTTGTCCATTGTTAGTTGGTGCTGTGGCATCATATTGATCAAAATAATTTGCCATTACTGGCTTCCAAGTATTTTAGTGGAAGATTGCGCGCCATACTTTTCATCAAAATCAGAACTAAGATTCGGGTTTTGTGTCAAATCTAAAATGGCCGCAGCAGGAGCAGATACATTGTTCTTAACTGCTCTATAAATTATGGGAGCGTTGTCAACGTATTTTGTATAAGTTGCGGGTGATAGCGCATCTTGATTTACCCCAATAACTTTGCCTGTTGAATCCTTAATTGCGGGGGAAGTATCTTTAACATATTTCTGGAATAGTTCATCGAAGCCTTGTAATGTGTTGTATTTCGCTTGGTAATCTTTCAAAAACTGATTTTCAGTTTGGCTTAATTGATACCTAGCCGCCGCACTATTTGCTATGTCGGCGGTGGCTGCAGCTGCCATACCTTTAACATCTGTTCCACCAATTGTAGTTCTAAATTCAAACAAGTTACGAATGTTTTTAGAACCCTGAAAAGCAGCAGAGTTCACGATATCAGCAGCAGAATTATAACGTGCCAAATCTTCCGGTGTCAAAACAGAACCAGGCGTTAAGTAATCCAAAAGAGGGCTTACTGCGTTGTTTGCACCAGGAAGTTTTGAATTAAAACCAGAAACTGAATACGAGTATGGATTCAAATTAGGATTTTGTTTTGCTATTGTGGTTAAAGTATTTGCGGCATCCACCAATGAATCTGTTTTTGCCAAATCTTCATTTTTAGTCATTTGATCCACTTGTTTCAGTGAATCTTTAATTTCAGCAGGTGACAGAGCATTCCCAGTTGGCGTTATACGTTGCCCCTGTGAATTTAATAGAAGGCCATTTTCATCTTGCGCCATCCCATTACCCAATGGTGTCGTTGCTGTTGGGCTATACAAACTTGTTATTGGCGGCAATCCTTGCTTAATTCTTTCGTTATTCATTTGCATCAAAAGAGTTTGCTGCGTCTTATCAGCAGTCAAACCCTCTTTCGCCGCATCCATAGCGTTCTTCACGTCTTCATCTGAGAACTGCACTGGCAACGCGGCAATCTTCATCTGCGTGTCAATATTCTGATTATTCTGCGTCCGTTCTTGCTGTGCCTGCTGATTGGCCGCACCAGCATACGCCGCTAGTGACGGCCCCAATGGATTTGCCGGGTTCTCAGCACCCGCCGCCGCCATAGCCATCAAAGGCACGTTAATCTGGCTTGGCGGTTTATAGTTAGCCTGCTGCTGCGCAAGATTATTATACGCCTGCATGAGTGCGGCGCGGTTGCTTGATTGCTGCTGCTGCAACGCGGGAAGCTGCGAAGCCTGCTGCTCCAATAGCTGTGAGTAGCCTGCCATACCTGCCAACCCAGGACTTGCCGTGGCGGCAGTAGGGGCACCAGTAGCCTGTGCGATAGTGGCAAGCGGGCCTTTACCTCCACCCACCAAGGCCATTGCAGAGGCCAAATCAGTCGGCGCACCGGCTGGCATGGAATTAGGGCCTGTATTGCCTGTACTTGTGCCGGGGATATTCGCTGCTAGGGCTGACAATGACTGATCCACGTCCTGTCCTGTGGGCATACTGCTATCCGTAGGTGTTGCAACCGTGTTTCCCCATGGGCCAGTGCCGGACTGCAAAGCCTGACTGAAACTGCCCCCAAGCTGCTGGTTAGGGTTAGGAAGGTAGTTACCATTCGCCAACATCAGCTTAACCCCTGCACTGCACCTAGTCCAAGAACGCTAGAGCCTAACGTAGAAAGCGGATTCGATGTATTCACCGGTGACGTTGCTGATGTCTGCGTTGAATATGGGATCGTTGCTTGGTTATTACTTAGCAAGCCGCTCAAGAAATTTAGTTGCTGATACGGATATTGCTGCTGCTGCTGAAAATTATTGTATGCCGAATTAAGACTTGTCTGGTTTTGGTTTTGCTCTTGCTGGCCAACGGCATTAAGCGCGGACTCATTCTGCAAGTTGGAATTATTCACCTGTCCAGCCAGTGTGCCAAGCCCTTGCGCCGAAGCGATCTGCTGGTTTGTGCCAGTCTGATATGCATTCATTGCATTTTGGTAGCCGGTGGATTCTGTGCTGGCGATCTGGTTATTCAGATTCTGCTGGTTTTGCACCGCCGCTTGCGAAAGAATCTGCGCGTTACGACTACCGCCATAAGTGCCACTGCCGATAAATTCTGAATTGAGTTGCGGCATGACATTCTGGTTAAAGTTCGTATTGCTCGCATTAGTCAGCGCATTCACCACATCATTCTGATATGGGTTCATGTACTGGTTGAAGTTATTCTGATTAAACCCAGCCCCAGCCTGGCTATAAAGACTCCCGGACTGATTTAGATAAGGCTGCGCTGAATTGACATTCTGCTCCGTCATCTGCTGAGCTTGCAACTGATCCGGTGTTAAGTTGGCAACCGTCTGCCCAGGATAATTCGCGTAGGGTTGCGAAGCCAGTTGGTTGCCCATATTAAGAAGGGCACTTTGGTATGTTTGATAATAATCGGGAACCCCACCAACACTAGAAGTAATAGTGGTTGGCCCTTGAGCACCCGAACTGCCGAAAAGAAAATTAGTCATGACTTGGTTACCTTTCTTTTCTTAATATACTGCACAATAGGTTTTGCCTTTGGCGGCAACTTTCCTTTCGCGCCTTTAACACCAGGCGGATTTACTGATTTATGCACTCTGATATTCTTAACCATTTGATCTACCACTTTTGCTCCAGCATCGTTGTTGCCATTTCCAAGGCTAGAAATCACATCCGCCGGCACCACATATTCGCCGTCCGAAAGTTTGGCTGGAATTGTATCCGCTTGGCCATCTTCCGATCCACTTAAGGCCCCGCCCTGCGCCATCATTCTTAGTGGACTTAGATTCAGATTAGGATTCGAGGGATTAAACCTATTCGGCATCATGCCAGTAAGATTTGGATGTATCCGATTAGGCATAGACTCCATCGGCAAACCCATATTCCGCTGCGGCTTATCAAGAATCTTTGGCAATCCACCACCTGCAAGTCCTTGCGGTATTTGTTGAGACCCCATTGTCGGCTGCGTGGGCAACTGCTGCTGCGGCTGAAGATTACCGCTTAACCCCTGACTTGCGAGCGGCAAGGTTAGCTGAGTGGTTTTCGATATCTGTAAACCCTTAACCTTGGGTGCTTTAACGCCGCCGCCCTTGGCATAAGGCTGTCCTGTTAGTGCTGCTTGCACGCGCGTAGCTTGATTGGCTTGCGGATAAACTTGGCTATTAAGATTATAAGTCATGGGGTTATTCGCGTGCGTCGGCGTAATTGCGTTTGCGCCGGTGGTTGGATCGAAGGCAGTTGCATACATAGACTTCATGGCATTGGCTAAATCCGAACCCTGATCCGGCAATTGCCGTGTTTGCGCTGCCGGTGCTTGCACCTGACGGCCCTCATTAGGGTTTATCAGATTATTCAGGATATTCGTGTAATACTGCTGCGTTGGCGTAAGCTCTGATTGAGCGTTTCCGCCGCTTGCGTAGTTTACTTTGCCGCCTTTTTTATAAGCAGATTGCATCCCAATGGGGAAAGAATTGGGCGCGTTAGAAGATACTTGCGGGGAATTTACGGGATTGCTTTGCATATTCGCGATATCAGGATTGCTACGGATCTTATCGAAAATATCATAAAGGCCAGAAGGCAACGCATCCATGATACCACCGCTTGCGTAATTAACCTTACCACCACCTTTCATTTGAGGAACATTATAGGAAGCAGGATTGACGTTGTTATAGAAAAGCTGATTACCGCCTTGGCCATTCCAACCTGTGTAACCAGCTTGTCCGTAGTTATTCAGGTTTCCAACGGTTTGCGGCGTAACGGAAAGCTGGCGGTTGAGCGGCGTGAAATTGCTGACATTGTTGTAAAGGTTTTGATTAAGTTGGTTTTGCTGCGCCTGCTGCTGCGCCAAAGCTTTCTGATTGGCCTGTGAAGTATTATAGGAACTCAATCCATTCGCCAGAATCCCAAGCGATGCAAGCGGATTATTCCCGAGTAGGCCGCTGCTGGTTGAGCCTGAGCTATTACCGCCCCCTAGTGCCTTGCTTACTATATTAGCAACAGTGCTGGTTGGAACTGACGCACCCGTTGAAGCCGCAGAAGGTGCAGCCGCCGCGTTATTCGCTATAACCTGATCGAAATTCTGCGATCCGTCTGCTGCGGTACTAGCTAGATTGCTTCCAGCACTAGAGCCGCCACCAAAGATAGAGCCTAAACCACCAATGCCAGCACCTGCACCACCTATAGCACTTCCTGCAAGACTTGCTCCGCCACCAGTCAGGCCGCCATATAATGCTCCCTTGCCTATATTACCGCCGGTTATGGCAGAAACACCGCCACCGATCAAAGCCCCTTCAGCGGCGGTTCCCAAAGCACCTGCCGCCGTTGTCCCGATTGCGTCCCCAAGTAAGGGTATTGCTACATCTGCTCCGCCTGTTGGCATCCTATTCCTCCACGTAAAATTTGTTATCAGTGATGCGTAGCTTCGATTCCCGAATATCGACAATCAAAGGCTGCGCGCTCAAAACCTTAACCACTTGGTAATCGCTCATTGCGGCCCATCGGTTGTAAAAACTAATTGCTTTGTTGTACTGGCCGTTTTCAAACATCATAACGGTTGCGCCGACATACCTATCATGGATTGGATCTTCATCATGAAGCGGAAGATTCTTACCCAACTTCTTATACTGGGCTTCTAATTCATCATGAAATTCCACGCCGCGCTTTGTAATAAATGGATCTTTGGTTGCCCATTCCTGAATAGACATGCTATATACATCAACCTCAACAGGCCCGTTATCAGTTGGCCAGATTGGGCGCGTGCTGAAAGATTCCTTAAACCCTACCCGGCGTGCCGCCATTTTCGTTGCCGGATTATTTCTTGGGCATTTGGTGAGCAATTCGCACGCATCGGTTTTCGTAAACATCCAATTCAGGCCATGCAGAAAGAAATTAGTCGCCCAAGCGCCTTGTCCTTCCGGCACAATCGACGTGTGAAACTCATAGATACCGATCTGGTGCTTTACGACAATGAAACATCCATATTCCCCAACTAGCCCTAGATTCTGAGGCCGCTGCAAAAAGGCAGTCATTTCAAACGGATCAATTTTCTTACCCTTCACCCAAGGGTACACCTCTGGATGATTCAATATCTCGTTAATTTTCTCGGCAGTTTTGTGCTGCTGAATCATCGAACGTCCCAATCGCGGATCGCCTAACTTTTCAGTCCAGCCAAGGTTTGTAGCGTCAATTTACTACCCCGTTGTGCAGTTTCTCACCGCTGCGGGTAATGATATGACAACCCCCTATATACCATGCTCATGCTTAAACATAAAGCACTTGGATTAGCTTCCTGGCCCATTGCTGCCATGTTTCATTCTGGTTTGGGTGCGGGATGCGGTAGCCGGAGAAATAAGGCAAGCCGATAAAGAATTTTGCCCAAGTCTGCCAATTAGGAAAAGCCTTGATTGGCGGGATATTCCCCTTGGGGAAATTAGTCTTGAGCGACGCGGCCCAATCATCGAGCGACATATAATCAGGAAAGGCCACCCGCGTCATGGGCGCTTGTCCCCTGGCTTCCAACGCACGGTGGTTTTACCCAATTCAAAGAACCCGCCAGCCGTATTGCTATCAAATCGAAACCGCAACTGCCTCCCTTGGCAACGCGGGTTAATATATTGCGTTGTGTCATCAAAGGTATAAGGCCCAAAAGGAACAACAGGACTATTTGAGAATTTCTGCGTGTTTACAGTCAGCGTGACATCGCCATTCTGCACGAAATCAGGCTCGACATAATCAATATAGATATTCTGATCTATTCCCTGCATACCGTCGGCAATCAATGTTAAATCCGCTGTTTCGATATAGGCCGGAATAGCAGTGACGATATTCCCAATATACTGATCATAATTATATTCATGCTGCCAAAGCGGATAGGTGCCTTCCGCCGTGGGCTGCGTATCAAACATCACTGGCCAGCGGAAAGACGTGCCAAATATTCCTGAGCTGCGGGAAATTTCCGTGTCATACCAAGTATTCAGGGCCAGATTATAAATCACGGCATTGGTGCAGTAGGTTGCTGTCCCGCGTGGGTAAAGCCACCATATCTCATTTTGAATGTAATTCGCAAAGCCCCAAACCAGATTGCGGTACTGCCAGTTTAGGTTATTAAAGAAATCATCCACATTCATCAGGTTTTGCACCACCTGAAGCGTGCCGTTGTAAGTCATGAACTGCCGCGTTGCTGTCGGCCAGAAATAAATCCCGTTGTACTCAACAGGAGCATTTTGCCCCAAAAGCTGCGTTGCTCCAACGAAATCCGAACTGAAAAACACCGTGCCGCCCTGATAGGACAGCACATGCAAGGAATCTAACGACCAGAATAACCCTGACGGGGCATTATCTGCACCGCCGCGTAATGGCGTGCCCTTTATAATCTTGCTTGAGGCAATCCTTGCGTTACCTGCTTGGGAACCGGTACCTGGTGTCCAGCTAGTTGGCATATTGGCATCTGACCAATTAACCAAACCATCATTATCATAGGCCACTGCGAAAGGCCAAAGCACACAAACCCCGCCTGATACTGATATTCCAGCAGATGTCAGCGCCGCCGTGCCGTAGTTATCACCAATATAAACAGGCGTTTGAGTTGAGCTAGTAAGATCAAGCAAATTCGGTGCGCCGTGAACTAGAACTTGAGAATCATTATCAGTTGCATCATACATGCTGTCCATGGAATAGATATTATTCGGACTAGCCGCAAATCCTGACGGCGTGCGATCATATATTCCTGCGCCGTAGCCAAATTGATCAAACTGCACCTGCTGAATGACGTTGGCGCTTCCTGACGTGAAATAATTTATCCCGTTGCGCGTTACCAGTTCACACCCATAAGACGGGCCAGCGAATTGATCGGTAATCTGACGATAGCCGCCGATTTTCTGCGGCAGACTGCGCTGATTAAAGCGCACCCATTGGCCATCCACATAAGCCTTGCTTGCGAATTTAGTCCCGTCCCTGCGTATTCCTGGCGCGCTTTGTAATGTCGCGAGCCTCATAGCTGAAGGTGGTTGCTGCGGCTGATCTGGTGGCATTAGGTTCCTTCAGAAGAATACGGTGTGGGCGTGTTGCCTTCTGCCAACCATGCCAGATACGCACGATAGTCTGAATTATTAGCGTCAGCAGGAATAAAAGCCCCATCGCTTCTAAGAATGATAGTTGTGGCAGTGAGTGCGTAAGTGTAATTCATCTATAGCTCCGCCGATGCTTGATAATAAAACGTGCCCGAATTATAATTACCGGAAGATGTCCATTCCAGGGCAAAACCTGTCGGCGTAATGTTTCCGGCGCTCACCGTAGGCAACCCTGTAGATGTCAATCCGATAATAGTTGGTGCGCCAAGCATGGGCGTTGGAAAATAGGTAAAATTAGCCGCACCGAAACCACTCATTTGATAGGCACCAGCGTAGATAGGATAATTAGAATTCACGACATAACAATAACGGCAGCAAAGCAGATACTCTAAGCCGTAAGACAATCTTTCGTACGGCGTTGCAACAGTTCCCTGCTCCAATTGCACATCCGTTACTGTCCAGTAACCTGATGTTTGTGCGCCAACATAAAACATTATCTCAACGCCATTTTCGGCACCGGATGGCAAAGATATCTGCGCAGAGTATTTTGTCGGTGTTTCTGTCACAGTAAAGCTTCCAGATGCAATGCTAGTGACGGCAGAAAAATTATTGGTACTGTTGGCATAATATGCCGCCCAAGTAATTGTGTTCAGCAAACTATTTGCCAACACCGCAGAAAGCGTTACCGTATCTCCTTCGAGATCATAAATATTTATGGATTCAATTCTGTGAAGAAACTGCTGCTGCGTAACCCCCGCTGCGCCGTTTATCTGATAGGCGTTACGGTTTCCACCCGTTCCCGTAGTCTGGCCAGCCGTACTATTTGCCCCAACAGAAACAGCCAGCCAGCGATCAATAACATAACCAGCAACTCCAGCCGTTAACGTGATGGAAGAAGAACCGTAACGCTGGCTAACTGGCATGTCGCCATTGATAATACGGTTTCTGAGGCCCGCGAGTGGGCCGCCATTTGATGATGTGCTAACAGTGCCGCTTGAGAAAGTCGCACTTCCTGTTACAGCCAAATTCCCGCTAACAGTAAAATTCCCATTGCTTGAAACCAGTGGGTAACTCGATGCTGATGTCAGTTGCCCCTGAGAGTTTACAATAAAACTAGGAATATCAAGTGAATCACCATAGCTTCCTGCGCTCACACCCGTTGAAGAAATAGAAACCGTTGCGATACTTGAAGTGACACCGACAACGATGCCCGTTCCGCCCATAATACCAGCAATCGCCGCAGACGGAATCGTAACACCAAGTCGGATATTCGTGCCGTCACAATAGCAAGGATTGACACCAGCGGCGGGAATATTCCCATTGGTTGATAAAGTGACGCCCGTTCCTGCAAGCGTTGTGAACGTCGCCGTATAAGAACCAGTCGTGTTATTTTCCACAATCCATTCTGTCACCGCTGCAGGGGCATAAATATTGATATTCCCTGTGAGTGCCCCAGTAAAAGATAAAATCGAAAAAGCCGCCTCTGTTGATGTCAGGGTGATATTCGAACTTCCTGCAACGGACAACACCAAGCGTGTGTAGGAAAAAGTCGAATTATTTGATACAAAAAGCGAGTAAAAATTCGTCCCATCAGTCGCCACCATGGCGGAACTCCCAGGATTCAATACAAGATTGCTATTTCCATCAATCGTGCCGCTACCTGGCGTAATCGTGATAGTGCCACTACCGCTATTCTTAACCTGCGCGTACCAGCCATTTCCAAGCACAGAAGGTGACTGCGTGGAATAAGCAACTGAACCGCCCGTATTGCGAATCGTGTTTGCCCTATCACCAGAGCCTAATGTATAAGAACCGCTTACCGCAGTAATCGGGCTGTTCTGATTGAGCGTAGTTGCGATTGCCAGTAGGCCAGCACCGGCCAAAGCACTTGCATTAACTGTGGCAGAATTAGCACCGAAAAGAATGACAGCCCATGAACCCGTCGTTGTCGTGTTATTGGTAAGATAAATATAATTCGACAGGCCAGGCGCACAACTTTGCACTGTATTGCCGCTACTGTCCGTCACCGTGAAAGCATGTGAACCAACATTCTGAAACAGAATAGACGTACCAGGACTTGCTTGCGTGGCATCAGGCAAAAGCACTTCAAGCCCAATCGTAGTCGCCGTGATCTGCATAATTCCAGCAGCGATATAGTCGCCCTCAACCGCAACCGAAGGCCAAGATAGAGCCGTGTTCGCGCTAATCGTAAGCGGGTTGTACGCTACTTCAGTAGGGTTTATCGGCAAGCCCGAATAGATGTCTGTAAAACTAGTCATACCGATTGCCCTCTCACTGTACCGCCGTCTGATATGCGGCCTTTGTCCTCAACATCCACCGTTTGCAGCACGCGGTTATAAGAATCCATGTGGCGCTGAAAATCCTCGCCGTTCTTCAGGTAATCCGATGCTTCCACAAGACTAGCATATATCAACAATTCCGGCACCGTTTCTGTGATGATATTAGTTTGATTAAGCGTATCCAGGTAAGGCGGATTGCCATAATAAACCCATTCAGCAGGGTAATCTTGATCCGGCGTGGGGCAGATCAGGATATTATTCTGCGTGGTATCGGTGTAATAAATCGGCGGCGCTGTCTGCGTATCATCAGGCCAGTAAGCACGGCAAAATTCATAACCTGATGGAATAAGATAATTCCGCGTGTTGTTATTAGTACCATTGCCAAACCACAAGCTAACAGTCTCACGCCAGAGCGCAGGCTTTTGGTAAATCGGTGTGCCAGCCACAAGATTGAAAGCCGAATAAGTTTTATAAATAAGCGACTTAATATCCCTTGCACACTTATTTTCTGCTTGCCGAACGAAAAGCGGAATCTCGTTAGCAAAATCCGTATCGCCAACCCGCACGCAGTAATTGGTGATCTGATTTACAAGATCGTTATAGGTTAGGACGTAAGCCATCAGTCAACATCCGAATCATCAAAGGGGTAAGAAGGCGTAATAATCGGTGTTACGACATCAGCACTCGTTGCACTAATCGGAACATCAGGCCGCGCCCATTTCAGCCCAATCCTATCCGGCGGCGGCGGCGGCAAACGATAAGGATCAATCGGATCGCGGCATTTCTGGCAAACCATCAGGCCGGATTGGTTGCCATCCCGCATCAGCATATCCCACGGATACTTAAAATGGCACCTATCGCATACCGCAATGGCAAGCGTGGGGCGGCTTTCAGTGTCCAGAAAGATAGGCATGGCGCACTATAAATTAGTTGCTGTTGTCATGCCTAGCCTAGTCATCAGAATAGCCACCAGCAGAAAGCAAGTTTAGCTTTGCAGCTTCCAGCGCGCCAACCAAAGTCAAAATACTTGATGTCGCGCTTATCTTCATTTGAATATTCCCGTCCTTAAACCCAAAAACAATCACCGTATCGTATTCTTCTGCGAGGCTATCATTCAAAACCTTCTTGGCATTATCCGCCATCTGCTTATCTTTAGGGACAATATCCAGTTTCATCATACCGCCGTATAAACTGACGTGTCGGGAATATAGCTGCCGTGCGCATCATCAATTTCTTCCATGTCAGCTAACGCATAATCCTTATCGGCTTGGGCTTTAACAATCGGATAGCGCTCCATATCAACCCCAGGAACTTCAAGAAACAGCCTTTCTGCCAATCCTGAACGTAAAGCCGCAATCCAGCGCACCGGAACCTCAATCTCTTGGCTAAGGGTGCCGACATCTTGAATCTGCCGCTGCCGCCAAAATACTAATTGGTCAAAATCATAATTCGAAACAGGCCAAATCCACGCAATCGGATTAGAATTATTCCCGCGCTGCCGATCAAGCCAGAAATTCGTCACTTGTCGCTCACTTTGGTATTTCTGCGCTAACGACGTGTAATCATCAAAATTATAGCGGCCAAGGATATACTCAAAGAACGTGACATTAAAGCAAACCTGCCGCACGGAAAGCGTCGCTCCTGATGTCTCACGGACGCGGTAATACTGCGCTTGAACCGTAAGCGGAATATCATAATACTGCCATTGGTAATCCGTATAAGCCACGGCAGAAGGCGGCTGAAATAGCGTAGCCCAATTCACGCCATCATAGCTGTATTCGTAAATCAGGCTATAGGTATTCGCGCCGTAGGAATTGATCGCCACATTATCCACTATTGGCGTGTTTCCGCTGCCAAAATTATACTCAATGTAACCATTCGCAGCCGATTGCACGAAATAGGTGCTTAGATTCTGATCGAAGGCATTGGCCGCATTATTTCCGTCGCTGCTGATAGGCGTGCCATTCGCAGCCAACGTGCTTTGGCGGTAAATCCCTTGCATGACATCAAGCGTGCCATCAGGTAGCGTGTACTGATATTGCGCGTTTCTGGTGCCTTGCGTAATCCGTTCAATACACCAAAGATTTACTCCGCCGTTAGATAGTGTAATGCAGAAATCATAAAGGCAATCGAAAGCTGCGCGAAATATATCAGGAGTTTGATTGGTAGATGCAACGCCAGCTTTCCTTAACGCGGATTCAATTAACCGCGCCGTGGTAACAACGGTTTGCCCGACTGTACCTGAAGTTGCCATTTAGCACATTCCGCCCTTTTTCATGCAAACGTGGCCGTTAGAACTACCAGTGTTCATCTCAACATGGCCACCGGACTTCAAGCCTTTATGGGCAATCCGTGCGGGTAACGCTTCATGTGCACGCAACTCACCCTTTAATGCGCTGACTTCCTTTTCGACTTTACCGCCGCTTTTTTTATGCAGTACTTTATCAGCTTTCGCATCGATTTTTTCTTTGGTGGATTTAGACATATTTCCCTCGTTGACTGCTTGTGATGCGCGTGCCTTGGCATTGGCTGCATGGGATTTATCCGGCACTGGATAACTGCGCCCAGGGCCAGCAAATTTAGAATCGGGCAATTTCTTGCGCTCTTTACTGGTTAATTTAGCCATGACTACCTCGCGGCTGCTATTCTAGCATAAAATCATACTTTCCCAAGACTATCTAACCAAACTTTCCCGCCGTAGTGCTTCACCCACGCATCTTTATAAACCCAAAGCTGGCCGCCGATATTCTTCCACTTTTGACAGAAAACAAAATCCTCTGACCAGAGCGTATTATCAGGGCCAGTCGCAACCTCAAACAACCGCGCCACAGGATCATTGGTTTTCCAATCGCGGTACCATTTCCCTTCTTGAATATGCGCCTGCTGCATTTTCAAAAGCATATCTTTAGAAAGCATCAGCATTCCAGTACCCAAGTGATCGGCCTGAATAAATCCGGTTTCACGGCAAACAATAAACGTATCTTGGCTAATAATATTACAAACAAACTTCCGTTCTTCCGTTTTGGCCGGATATGCCATGCCGCAGCAATCCTTGCCCGATGCCAGCAGTTTTATAAAATCAATCGGCTGCCAGCCAATATCCGCATCAATAAAAACCAGATAATCACAGCCCATTTTGATAAATTCATAAACGCATTGGTTGCGCGCGCGCTCAATCAGCGCATCATTCTCTATCGTGATAAGATTAACCTCAATCCCGCGACGGGTTAAAGCCTCAACAGTCAGGCCATAAGAATGCAGATATTGTGAAGTGACGCTATTGCCGTAGCAAGGCGTGGCGATGCAGACTGTCTTGATATTCTCAGGAATCACAAACCGATTTTAGGCTTGTTGAACCCCATAAGCAAGATCAACACTGGCGTTGCTTTTCAAAACTTGCTCAACTACCAGGTTAATTGCACCATTAGGCGCGGTTGTCTGCGGCGTATAAGTACCCCGAACATCCCCAGTTGCAGCCGTGGCCGGAGTTGTCAAATCAGCAGGCACGAAACCAGTGCTGACAGTAGGATAAATTTGATTCCAAGCCGCACGCACAAAACCAAAATCAGAAGCCGCAAAAGGCAATCCAAACGCGCTGCCAACCCCAACTGAAACTGATGAAGTCGTGGTAGATGCCGAAACAATAGAACTGACATAAGCAAACGCCTTCAAAGTCGCCGTGGTTGCCGTACCTACTGGCGTGATAGCAGTCTGCGACATCGCCTCGCCGTAAACATCATAGCCCTTAACGGTAGCAACAGATGAAGTCGTGGCCGTAGATGCACCCGTAAACTGAACCGTACGAGGCGTATCCAAAGCAAATACAGGCACACCATTAACCGTGGCTGACGTAATACCCGTGGTTGCTTGCAAGGTGAAAAATCCGCCAGCAGAAACAGTTTGCGCCGCTGCGAGATTATTCGTGTAACTGGTAACAGGCGCGACAACCAAAGCACCATCGGCAAGCAATGGGACACCATTTTCAATACCAGTATAGCCACCTGCATTGACATAAATCGGGCTGGACGTGCTTCCGATATTCGTCAGCTTATGCGGCGAATTGCGGATCGTACCCGTACCTTGCTGTGTTCCAGCTGTGCCAATCCTAATTCCGTCAGAAAACTGCGTCATGCTATGCTCCTACTTATTGGCCCGATGCCAAAAACACACCGCGAGGATCTGTCCAGCCAACTTGGTACCGTTCCATGGATTTATAACGCATGGAGTTGGTTTCAAAGTCACCTTCCATGGTTTTTTCCAATGCCGTCCGCTCAACATACTGCAAGCCTTGCATCGCATCCGTCGTAACGCCCCAAAGCGTGTTGCTCGTCAATCGTGACAGCACCGCAGGAACATCATCCAACGAGCCAAGCACGGGGTTGATGTCGTTATTAGCAGTACCAGTCCGCAATGCTGATTTCAGCAATACTTTCCCAGTCATCTCAAGCGCAGGCGGCACAAACAATTTCTTACCGCGCAAGCCAATTTTCTTACCGCGAGGGTCAGTCGCTGCACGAATGTTCTGCAATAAGGTTTCCAGCGTGGTTTGAGACAGCGTTCCCGTGACCAGGTTTGAATAAGTCGAACCGACACCAGGGTGGGCTGCATTAGCCAGTGAGACTCCATCCGGGCCAGGATAAGCCGAGTTGAAGGCGCGAGAAAGGACGTTAGCGCACTTGATTTCTTCCGTTTCACGCAAGGATTTCCCAAGGTGTTTCGCAAGAATTGGGCCAAGACTTTCATGATCGCCGTCATCAACCAAGACTTTCGTTAGAGCAAATGCCAATCCTACCTGACGATAAACGTAGATAGACGTGTATTGCTCACCCGCGAAGTCATAAGTTACAGGGTCGCCATCACCGACATCCGGCGCGGCCCCAAAACCATAGTAAAATGGCTCAACGTGCTGGTTGCGTGGAAGGCCCTTAATTTTCTTAAAGACCAGTTCCCATTCTTTGTTCTCATCATAGAGACCATCAAATGCTTTCCCCAGAATTGGTGATACAGTCGCCTTAAAGCGGGCCGAGGTAATCGGTGCAGCCATTTTCTATTCTCCTATGTGGTGCCAGGTGATTTATCTGCAACCGTTTGCAGACGTGCGATCTTAACCTCAACCCAGGTGTAGGCATCGCCCCAAGCATTGCTTGGATCGTCCCAAAGATTCAGCACTTGAAGCTGACCAGTCAGGCCAGGGTTAGCTGCAGCCGTGGTACTCATCGACGTGTATGAGTTTCCACTCAAGCTATCACCGCTAGTCAGCGTGCCAGTAGCAAAGTCGTAAGATGCGCCAATAGCAGTCTGTGCAATCGAGCCAGCCGCTTGAATACGGTAGATAGTCGTAGGGTCTTGCCATACATAAGCCTGAATTGGCACCTGCGTATTAACAGTCGTATTAGCGGGCCAGTAACCCACGTTAGCGATAATATTCCCTGAAGGGTAATAAGAACAGCCAGCAAATACACCCCAGATATCTTCGGCAGTGGTTGCGGCTACCAAGTAACCGCCAGAAAGTGCTACAGGCGCACCAATGAAAAGGTTGCTCGCATAACCAGATTGAATACCATTGGTAAGTTCAATCGTGCTAGGCGCCGCACCCATCATTCCGTTGCGGACTGCTACTAGGCCAAGTGGCGCTGAAATTGCTGACATTCAATACTCCTTACTGTTGTATCGAAGCTCAGCGCCGGATTACACCCGTATTCACTGCGCCTCGAAAATTAGGCTGTTTACTCTTTTGTCCGGTCTGGTGACCAAACGAAAATCCATCCCCATCTTCGCTGATTAAACTGTTTCCCCTATGCGTGGGAGCTTCCCGTTTGAATTTGGTGGCCGCGTCATTCTCGTATTCGAGCGGTTGATCGTGTCCAACATCGGCCATGTATTCTAAGTAATCTTCTAGCGGAACCTTGTAAGCCTTCTTCTCATTGATGGTTACATTGGAGTTTTCATCCATTCCAACCGGAATAACACTTAGAGGCCAATTCTCTGGGTCTCCTTTGGCTGCTTCACTGTAACTGATCGGGGTGTATCCGTTTCTTAGAAAGTTGTTTCGGATACTGCCCTCATTAAGGGGTTCGCCGCCAATCCAAGTACTGTGATATCCCGATAGCTTCGGTGGAGCGGGAAGCAATTCAGCGTCCTGGAACCTTTTGGTTCGGCGCTGCCTAGGTCGTAGCGGCTGCGCATCTGACAATGAATCTATAACAGATTCATGTTGGGCGCTAGGGGCATCTTTAACCTCATCAATAATTTTTCTGGGACGACCAGGTGGCCGCTTAAATCTCTCATCCATTGCGTTTCTCCTTCTCCATAACCGCTTGATATTCCTTGATTGCCTTATTGCGTGCCTTGGGATCATCCCAAATACCCGCGTTCTTCCATTGCTGCACCGTCCACGAAGGAATCTTAACTTCCTGACGGCTGCCTTCACTGCGCGCACCGCTACCGCGTCCGCTTACAGTCTGCGGGGGCGGCTCATCATCATCATCGTATTCAGGTTCATTTTTCGCTGGTTTCTTAGCCAACCGCTTAGTGGGAATATAATCCGCACACCGACGATCCAGTTCTTCCCAAAATTCAGGCTGCGAGGTGACAAAGCCTTCACCAAGAATATCTTGGGATAGCTCATTAGCAATCCGTGAATCCCGATTGCTCAAATCCGCCTTGTACCAAGCTTTATTGCGATCAATCCAACCTTTAAAATAATTCGCCGTGGTGTTATCAATCGGTGAAGGACGGCTGGCAACCTGCGCTATCTGCTGCTCGCGTTCCTCAAGAGCGCGGTATTCATTTTCAAGTTTAATTTTTAATTCAACTGCTTCCCGCGTGCCTCTCAAATTCCCCTTGGCTTCAAATTCTTCAAGTTGTCTAAGCGTATTATTATAGACATTTTGTAGTTCCTCTTTCTTCCATTTAATCCCATCAAGTCGCAGGCCGTATTGGTTATTCTCAGTCGCCTGAAGTTTCCGCTGCATCTCAACAGTCTGCGCCGTGAGTGCCTTAACCTTGGCCTCAAGACGATTCCGCTGTTCACGTTGGCGCTCGCGCTTTTCCTTACTGCTCAAACGGCGCTTTTCAATCTTCTCGCCGCTCTCGCCGCTTAAATCATCAACCGTGTAATTTTCGCCTTCTTTCGGCTCGGCTGGTTCGGGTGGTTCTTCCGCCGTTGTTACGTTTTCACCAGGTTCTTCAACCACGGTAACGTCAAAATCATCGTCTTCTGGTTCAGCTTCAGCCATGGTTCGCCTATTTGTTAATCGTTAGTTCTTTGAGTGGATCAATAATCTTGGAAAGAATCTCGGCTTCCTGAAGAATGCAGAAAGTGATGTTATCCTTCTCAGTCACGGTTTCCACCGTCTCATAGCCGTCATCATCCTTGAAAGTCCGGCTTTCCTTGTATTCGCGCGTTACCCTCTTGAAAAATCCAGTGCGCGGGTGTTTCGGAATGCGGACGTAATCACCGACTTGATACCAGCGCTCGCCCGGCCATTTCTTCAGCGTGCCATCTTCCTTATTGAAATACTTAAACGCATCAGGGCCAATCAGAATAACCTTGCCGACCGTGTTATCATAAGACTCTTGATCAATGGTTTCTTGCGCCAGGTATAAACCGCTCTCTAGTTTCTTGGGGGCCAGTTTTAGCTGGACAATAATGCAATCACCTAAAGGGGTTTCATTGCAATCGACTTCAGGAAACGCATCCGTCAGGCCGTAATCAGTTTTCTTCTTGCTCATCGTCTCCGCGTAAGAACTTAGCCAGTTCTTCCTTTGTTGTTGTTACGCCTTCCAAGATTCCCGCGTTGCGCACTACGCTCAAGAGTTCATCCTCGCTCGCAATCACGGAAATCTTTTCAATTACGTCTTGTCTTAAATTACCAATCTTATCTTCAAGACCTAAAATAAAATCCTGAAGATTCATTTCTTAGGTTTTTTCTCAGCAGGTGCCTTGCCGCCCTTGGCTTGGAAAGGTTTGCTGCCTTTGCCCATAGCGCGAAGCTTGTGCGCATTGGTGTTTTTAGGTGTTTCGGCCATCTTATTTACCGCTGTGGTGAATGTGGATGTGCACGCCGCCTTTGGCTTTTACTTCATGCTCTTTTTCTTTTTTAGCATGACCGCCGGCTTTCATTTTCTTTTCTTCTTTCTTGTGAGCTTCTTTCTTGTGATGCTCTTTCTTTTCGTGTTCTTTCTTGGCCATCGGGAGTCCCTCGGAAATAGGTTAAGTTGCCAACATGACAACAGTCATAAATAAATATCACAAAATCACCGAAAAATAAATTCAACCCAAATAACCAACCCGATCGCGCCGCCGAATAATACCTCGCCAAGCGGTGTTCCTTGTTCAAAACCTTTAATCTTTGAAGGAATCTTCCATCCCAAAGCATAGCATGGTGCGATTGCAAGCCCTGAAAGCAAAACAGAAGCCGCAAGAAAATATAAAGTAAAAGCCGCACAGATAACCGAAACCGGGAAAACAAAAATCAGCCCCTGATAAGTCAGTTTCAGCGCATCCCAGTTATTTGGCTTAGTGTCGTACTTACCCCACGCCGCAAGGGAAGCACCGGTAAACCCACCGACAAACAACGAAGCCCCATAACACAGATTTACCCATAAATCCTGATTATACCGAACAAGAAAAACCGTAACCGCAAACGGTATAGCCCAAAACATCCGCCCCAACTCCCCAGAAGGGACGTTAATCAATCCACCACGGCAGCGATTAGCCAGCGCGAGAAATAGTATC